TAACAAGGACTGATGGTACAGTAGATTATTTACGTACAGATCAGTCCAAAGCAAAGATGCTATATCTAGCATATACAAAGAATAAAAAATCTATTCATGATCATATCTTGAAATGTCTCAAACATGAAATAAACTTTAGAGAGCAAAACGGTACCATGAAATACATGAAACGTATTACTACATGGTTAAATTCTCAGGAATGGGAATCATCCGAAGACCAGATAGACGATCTGGGCGAATTGACATATAAAGATAAAGATATGGGGTATGGAACAGAATTATACTAACTCAGACCCTTCTATACATAAGGGTAAATCACTTACTTATAAACACATCTCACATTCCACAGATGACATTTTATCATATATTAACGATAGACGTAAAGGAATTGTTAAGTCATTAAAGACTCGTTGGGATAAGTTTAATAAAGCGTGTATGGGTGGGATAGAACCTAATGTCATAATTGCGATAGCAGGTATATCAGGTTCTGGTAAATCGTCCCTAGCGAATAGTTTGGAGTCAGATCTTATAGATCTCAATCCAACTGAGGATATTGTTGTATTGTCATTCAACTTTGAAATGTTAAGTAGTCGCCAAGTTGGCAGAAAATTATCCTATAAACTTACAAAGACAACATCAGAATTATATAGTTCTTCACCAAATGGTGAGGAATTGAATGATAAAGACTATAACAAAGTACTCAAAGAATCAGAAGCAATTAAGAAGTATCCTATCTATTATGTAGATAGTCCAGGTACTGTAGAAGAAATAAGAGAAACAATCATGCAATTCTCGGAGTTACCACAGGTCATTGGTAAATGGTTAGTAATCATTTTAGATCATACCTTACTTACCAAAGGTAAAACTGGTGACACAGAACGACAAGTTCTAACCGATTTGCAGCGATTATTCATGGAGATTAAGAAGTATGGTAAGAATACAATTATTCAGTTATCCCAAATGAATAGGGAAATAGAAGATAAAGATAGAATTAATAATCCTAATCTACATTTTCCCACACGAAGAGATATATTCGGTAGTGACAGTCTCTTTCAAACTTCTGATTATGTAATAGTGATCCATCGCCCTGAATTATTAGGGATAAAGTCATATGGTATCAATAACTGGCCCGTTAAAGATAAGATCTATATGCATATACTTAAGAACCGAGAAGGCGAGCCTAAAATCTTAAGTTTTATTAATAATTTAAAATTTAACAGAATTGACGAATATAATCCGATTAATATAACATAAATTAATGAACAAAATAAATTTAAAACGTTTCGCTATAATTATGGACGAGAAGGAAGAGAAGACCAATAAGAATGTTTTTAGTAAACTTATTGATTCTATCTCAGAGAAATTGAGTGGTAAGAAACGTCCAGTCGTGAAAGAGAAATTACAGAAATTATTGATTGAATGTAATTTTAAACAAGGGAAAAGAATCTGGATAGATGAAGATTTTGATTTCATACATACAGGTGACTGGAGATTATCAGCGGACACAAACAAATACTTTCTAATGAGAGATTTCGATAAATTAGTCAGTCTTTTATCTGACTACTGTGATGATGATTGCGTATGCAAACGTCGGAAAGACAATAAATATGAAATTGAAATAACCGTGGAAGTACCCAAACGTAAGAAAGTACGTAAAATAACTACTTTCGACAAGATCACAATCTTGGAACGTTGGGTTAAGATTGGTTACGATATGTATCGTAGACAGTTTAACTATCGTACTGGTGAAGAGTATATCGTAGTTGATGGAGATGTTTATGACATCAAAGTTGATCGTCACGGTAAAGAATACTTAGCATAATAACCTTAGGTGTAAGAAACACAGACAGCTAGGGTTAGTAATTACGGCTTCCAACACTGTGATGTGGCTTAGTGGCTAATAACCATTAAAAACTAACCCACACCTTTTTTAATATATAAATAATAAATGATACAACCTTATCAGATAGCAGTAGTAAGCGCTAGCGGTAAGGGAAAAACTATGTCTTTCAGAAATATGAATCCAGAAACATGTGGATTCATCAATGCTGAAGGCAAACCATTGCCTTTCATTAACAAATTTAAACACTATTGTACTCCCAATACGTGGACAGAAACTTATCAGAAACTTATCGAATATGGGAAAGATCCTGAGATTACGGAAGTAGTCTTAGATAGTTTTTCTGCTTACATAGATAGTTTATTAAAAACAGCTAGAGAGACCAAAAAAGGTTTTGATACTTGGAATATGTACAACGAGGAAATAGGTAAACTTATCTTCTTAATTAAAAAATATCCCAAAGATATCTTAGTCACTGGTCATTCTGCAAACGTTGAAACCGAGACAGGAGTCTTGGAAAGACGTATGGCTGTAAAAGGAAATGAATGGAACAAGACAGGGGTTGAAAAAGACTTCACTATAGTAGTCTTTGCAGATGTTATGATGAAAGATAATAAGAGAGATTATATCTTTAACTTATTGTCTGACGGTACTACATCAGCTAAAACTCCCCCAATATTTCTACCTGAAGGCAAAGAAATCATTCCAAATGATTGTAATGAATTCTTAACCCATATCAGAACAACATTGTCTAATTCTAAATAATTTTAAGGAGTAATATGATATATAACGTAACAGATAAGATCGAATCCGAAGTTCGGTCTAACAATTTTATGAGTCCTGGGATTCATGATAATTGTGAATTAAAGCATAAAGACGGTGAAACATACCCAATAGTTTATGGGGAATCACCTAAAGGCAAAAAGTTTGCAGCATTTCACTTTATTAATGACAAAAATGAAACACTCATTCATACTGAATGGGAACCTATTGATATTGATAATGAGAAGTTGGCAAATAAGACCAATAATCAGATCAAGAGATTTAAACACATTATAACAAAGTATGTACCTAAAGAAAACTTCGAGGGATTTACAGTAAATAACTTTGAAGAATTCGTTAAGAAGAGCATACAAATATTAGGTAAAAAGTATGTAGGTGTTAAAGTGAGACTTAAAGTCACTCTAAATAACGCAAACTATACTTCATTTCCTAACTATACACCATTCGTAGAATTGATGTCTGTCCCTAAAGCAGATTCAGTTCTAAGTATAAATACTGCAATGGATAAAATGGTTAAAGATCGTCCAGATGTAGAAACATCAGGTTCACCTAACCCTTTTGCAACAGTTAACTTAGCAACTGCAGCCAAAGACTTAGATGTACTTAATGGTACCGTTGTAGATGATGAACCACCGTTTGCATAATAGTTAAATTATCTAATAATGATATATGAACCAGATAAAGTACTTGAAACATTAAGTTTAGATGCTGTATTACAGCACACAACAGAGTATGATATCTACTCATACTATCTAGGGTCAAAGTTTGAAGTGGGGAAGATTATGTCTTCTCCCTTCAGACAAGATCTTAAACCATCTTTTGGTATATTTAGAAATAAAGATGATACTGCCCTACTATGGAAAGATCAAGCTACTGGAGAATGTGGCAATGTAGTCACATTTGTAAAGAAGTATAAAGATCTCTACAGTGGTGGTAAAGCCCTAAAATTAATATGGGAAGAAGTAGTATTAGGTCACATACAACATACTGAAAGAGGTAAACAAGTAGCTGATCTATTTAGATCAACTAAATCTATAATATCTGTCAAAAGACGTAACTTTTCTGAGACAGATAACGTATACTGGGATAAATATGATATTGATAGGGATACACTAAAATACTTTAATGTCTATCCAATATCATTCTTTTGGATTAATGATATACAACAATCATTAATTCATAGTAAAGAAGACCCAATGTACGCCTACAAGATATTTGACAAATTTAAAATATACAGACCATTATCTAAACTTAAGAAAGATAAATGGCGTACTAATTGTTCGTCCATAGACTTGCAGGGATATGAACAATTACCAAAGACTGGTAAATTATTAATTATCACAAAATCATTGAAAGATGTTATGGTTCTATATGAACTGGGTTACAATGCTGTAGCACTACTTTCAGAAAATG